TACCTACTGCACTTTCTGTTCTAAGCACGGGGTTATGTGTAATCTCCAGTATTTCATAGTATGCTCGTAATTCAAGCGTAATAGTTCCTGTGTTGCCACTTATATTATAAACAACTCTATACTGTCCACCTGCAACATCTGTTTCGTTGTACATATTAGAGACTTCATATGGAATTCCTGTAACACCAGATATTGTATCAAGTGTTTCCCAAATAGTTGTTGCTGTATTATATCTTTGGATACTTGCTGTTACCGAAGTTGCATTTGCACCACTGTCTAATTGATAACCTATTGTATAATTTAACACACCGGGCATTGCTTGACTATTAAAATTAAATGTTTTTGTAACTGTATTTGTAGTTACTTCACGCTCTGCTACTGTTAACCTCAAAGCATCATCTATAGTACCATTACCTAAAAATTCAACACTTGGAGAAACAAAGCCGTCTACTCCTGTGACGCTTCTTACGTCTCCAACTTCAATATCTTCTATGTATAATTTGTTTGTTGTAATAGCATTTCTTTTAGTGACTGTATGTAATGTATCAACTTCTGCTACAGCAAATGATCCTATTTCAATTTCATTTGCATTTTTTCTTGTAAGTGTAATACCGCCAGTCGCTGATAATTCTACATGAGAAGTTGCTGAGTTTACATCTGTTAATTCCACTCTTGTCGTACCAGGCGGAACATCTAAAGAATAGTCAACATCAATCATCATTAGGTCATTGCCTGCTGATGTTAGTATTTGTCCACCTTGGTCAATGTTATCATGTGAACAATAATACAATGTTCCTGGAGCAGAATCGTTTAGTTCAATCTTGATTTTTCTATTAGTTGTAGTAGTAAAATCTTGTCTATAAATTGTTTTACTTACTGCTATATCATCGATTAGATATGTTACACCTGTTGCATATTCTTCACCACTAATTGCACCACTCACTGCACCGTCATCAGTGTTACTGAATGTCATAGGATGGTTATATCCGCCATAGCCTGCATTCGATGCATCGCTTTGATCAAAGATATAAGTTTGTCCTTTTACAAGTGTAATAGTTTTACGCTCTACTCCATCAATATAAAAAGCACCTGTATTTTGTCCTGTGCCGGTGTGAAACCCAACAGTAACAGCAATAGTTCCGCCTGGGTTTACAGTTGGTACATTCCAACTAACTCCGTCACCTCTGCGTATGCTTAGAGTATCTGTTACAGAGTCTGCCTCAAGAGTCATCTCAAGACTACTTCCGTCTGGTGAATAAAGTTTAATATATCTAAATATGTCGTGTATTGCTGTAGGCATAGCCAGTATTTTTCCTATCGTTACATGTATTTATTAAATATAGTATGCTCATAATTGGTAACGGAGAAAGCCGTAAAGGCATTAAATTAGATAATATATCCTGCGAAAAGATAGGATGTAATGCTATATTTCGAGAAGCAAAGGTAAGACACATCGTTTGTTGCGATAGACGCATGGTCAAAGAAGCGGTGTCAAAGTACATTAATCAAAAATCAGGTATTTGGACAAGATCTGATTGGAGAGAAGAGTTCGGCGGAAAGCATAATATTAATACTGTTCCTGGTCTTTGGTATAGCACAGAAGCAAAAAAAGATCAACCATTTCATTGGGGGAGCGGACCTTATGCTGTTTATATAGGGTGTACAATATCAAAACCGGAAGAAGTTATTGACTTGTTGGGATTTGATCTATACAGTAATTCGGAAACTGTCAATAATATTTACAAAGGAACACCTAATTATGAAGGTGCAGATTCTCATGCTATTGATCCAAGTTTTTGGATTCATCAAATATCAAAAATATTTGAAAGATACTCCAACAGAAAATTTAGAATTTTTAATCAAGAAGATTGGACAATACCCGACAGTTGGAAAAAGGAAAATGTATCCTTTTTTAACTTGACACAATTTAAAGAGATGTTAAACTATAAAGATGTATAACCAAGAAAATCTATCCTTATTCCCTACCCTTGTTAGTGCGTTTGATTTAAGTGGTCATAGCGAACTTGAAACTTGTAATAAGATTATTGAAGAATATGAGACAGGCGATCATGGCCTGATCATTGGAGGAAAAAGCAGTTTTATTAATGGTGATGAAGAATTTTTATTCAATCCAAAACTTGCAAAGTTAAGAGCAGACATTCAAAATTGTATTGACTTATACTGTAAGACCGCAGGACTTGAAGAAAGTATCCTTGGAACAAGTTGGTTTAATGTGTTAGGTAAAGACGGACAAGTAGATAAACATAGACATGAAGGTAGTGTAATAAGTGGAGCATTTTATCCATATGTTGACCAAGATAGTTGTCCATTAATTTTTGAATCTCCGTTACGCCCATTACGTATGAATGATGTGTTTGAAGACCAAAATCCATACAGTAGTTATTTTGCAAGTTGCAGACCAAGAACTGGATTGTTACTAATTTTTCCAAGTTGGCTTGAACATAGAACAGATCCAAATCCATCAGATAAAAGAGTCACAGTTAGTTTTAATACTATGCGTAAAAAATTAATTCCACTTGTAGCCGCCAAAATGCATCATTATGGACATTTACCGGTTGACAAGGATGAATAAATCATATATACTAATGAATAATACAGGACTTGGCGTCAACCCTTATAATTCTGCCGCCATTATTAATAAAGGAGATAATAATGGGAAAACATTATAGCACAAAAACATATGGTCATAACATTGGCCTATCGGCAGTCTTTAGACAGCCAAACGCAGATCACTCACACTGTCATTTACTACATGGTTACAGTCTTGCATTTAAATTTACATTTGGTTGCGACAAACTGGACAACAAAAATTGGGCAGTAGACTTTGGTGGACTTAAACCTTTGAAGGCTTGGCTTGAAGATAGTTTTGATCACAAGACTTGTGTAGACATTAATGATCCTCACAAACAAGACTTTTATGAATTACAAGACAAAGACCTGTGCGAAGTAAGAGAGTTTGACGGAGTTGGTGCAGAGAAATTTGCAGAACATGCATTTAACTTTGCAGACAAACTGATTCGAGAAGCAACAGATAATCGTTGTTATTGTGTAAGTGTCGAATGTTCAGAGCATGGCGCTAATTCAGCAATTTACGAAGGTTAGTTAATGAAAAACTATGTTGTATGCCTAAAGTGGGGCGACAAATATAGTGCAGAATATGTTAATGTGTTAGCCAATATGGTTGCACGAAATACCACAGTTCCTTATGAATTTATTTGTTTTACAGATAATTCAAGAGGCATCCAAGCAGGAATACGTGTTTTACCGCTACCTAAACTCCCAGTCATTGGTTGGTGGTATAAACCAATGTTCTTTGATCCTACTTTACCTATCAACGGAAATATATTATATTTTGATCTTGATGTTATTATTTTTAATAACATTGATAATTTGTTTACATATAATCCAGATAAATTTTGCATTTGTAAAGACTTTAATCGACACCTTCGTCCGGATTGGAAAAAGATGAATTCAAGTGTGTTCCGTTTAAAGTCAGGTACACAAGATCACGTATGGACAAATTTTGTTAAACAAGAGTTTATCGCAACTAAGCGTATGCATGGAGACCAAGATTGGATCTATAGTCAAGTACGTAAAGATTTTTGTTTTTGGCCTGACGAATGGATACAAAGTTACAAATGGGAGATGCGTGGTAAACCTGATATGACAAGAATAAATGGTGTAAGGAATTTTACTATACCAGGTGAGCCAAAAATCAAACCAGAAACTAATGTAGCGGTATTCCATGGAGAACCACATCCGCATAATTGTGTAGATCAGTGGTGTAAAGATAATTGGAAATAAACTTGACTTCGCCAACTAAAGGTAGTATAATTATACTATGATTAAACGTATAGGCTTTGCCTGCAAATATATGCACCCTGATCAGTCTCAGAAGAAAAAACTTCTTGAGGAAATTCAGCGACCATTGAACACACGTAGCACAACAGTACAGTGGCTTAACCGACAGACACGTGATGTTGCTGAAGAACGCTTGTGGGATATCATGGTACACAACATCAAGTCATACGAAAACTTGATTAGATACGTAGGAGAATTACCGAATGAATTACGAATGGTTAGGTTGGGAAGTGACGTCCTTCCTGTTTATACTGAGCCTACTTGGTCTTACTTCTGGCGCAAGCCTGATGTACGACAATATTGCGAAACCAACTTCGCTAACGTCGGCGCAAAGGCTCGTGAACTTGATGTTAGGTTGTCTATGCACCCTGGTCAGTTTACTGTACTTGCGTCAGATAATCCTGATATTGTAGATAGGAGTGTAGAGGAATTTGAATATCACACCGATGTCATCCGCTGGATGGGGTACGGACGTACATTCCAGGACTTTAAATGCAACGTCCATATATCAGGCAGGCAAGGTCCAGCCGGTATCAAACACGCAGTTAACACAAGACTTTCTCAAGAAGCGAGAAACTGCATCACGATCGAAAACGACGAGAACAAATGGGGACTCGAACACAGCCTCGAACTTGTTGACACCTGTGCCCTTGTACTCGATATACACCATTCATGGTGTCGTGAAGGAACATACGTTTCACCAACCAGTGATCAATTTGCTCGCGTAATAGATTCGTGGCGTGGTGTGCGTCCTGTAATACATTATTCATACAGCAGAGATGAAGCACTACCCGAAGGATTTGCACACGATACAATGCCTGATATGCCTGCACTATTAGAAGCAGGGCATAAGAAGGCTAAACTTCGTGCTCATAGCGATTACTTTCCTAACCCTGTAGTAAATAAGTATGCACTATCATTCCTTGAATACGCAGACATCATGTGCGAAAGCAAGATGAAGAATCTTGCCAGCATCGCTCTATACAATTACTGGCTAAATACAGTATGCGATTTAAACAATTCACAGAATGCAACAGAACACGCTCAAGAACTTGTCAGTGTGAAAGCCTGAAAAGAATAGTTGAAGCAGAAGAAGCAGTCACGGCTGTTTGTGACTTAGTCCATTCAGACACTGTTAAAGGCACAATTCTATTCATGCAAAAGCCAGGCACTGCCACCCTTATAAAGGGTCGAATAACTGGTTTAAGTGAAGGACTTCATGGATTTCATGTCCATGAATTTGGGGACCTATCCAATGGTTGTGAAAGTGCCGGTGGCCATTACAACCCTGACGGAGTGGAGCATGGCGATCTCAAAAACGGCCATGTCGGTGATTTGGGCAATGTTCAAGCAAACTCAAACGGGGTCGCTGAGTTTACAATTAAAGCAGACAGAATTGATTTGATAGGCGATAGAAGCATTGTAGGCAGAGCAATAGTCATACATGAGAACAAAGATGATCTCGGCAAAGGTGGAGATCAAGAATCGCTTAAAACCGGAAATGCAGGCGAAAGACTGGCCTGTGGGGTAATTACTCTTACTAAAGGAGAATAAATGTTTAATTGGATTAAAAATATTTTTGGTGCGAGTGAAGAAAAGAAAACTCTAAAACTTTCTGATCACGTAGCAAATAAGAAACCATTATTACTTGTTCCTTCTAAAGCAGAACTTAAAAAATTAACAAAAGTGAAGTTAGAAGAAATGGGTAGAAAAAATGGTATTGAACTCGATCGTAGACTTGCAAAAGATAAGTTGATCAACGAGTTATACAAACATATGAAGTCACTACAAAAATAAAGGAGAGTAATATGTTAGATAAATTTAAATCTTGGGTAGCAAAACGTTTCACAGAAAGAACATCGTGGGACGGAGCGGCACTTATTGCATTAGGCATTGTAGTGCTTATTGCTAAACCACTTGCTGGGCTATTAGCGTATGCGGCAATCGCATATGGTGCTTGGACTATTTGGAAATCAGAATAATTATAGTTGATCTATAGTTAACAAGCCATCAACCGTTGTGTTCAATTTACGCCTTTGTTCAACACCTTTCTTTTGTGCGAAACGCTTAGGGTCGCAACTTGGGCACACATGGTTGTAGGCATTATCTAATCTTTTAGGATCTACTTTACCTTTGTCACGTTTAAATTCATCGTGACAATTATCGCACTCAAAAACTACTACAGTTTTTACACGCTTGTATGGATGGGTCTTGCCCTTTTTTGACTTCCTTACATACCACTTCACTTCTTGTTCTGTTCTAATAAACATACAATTATTTACCTAATTACATTCGGATTACAAAAATTATAATAAATACTAAGGAGAACAAAGTATGCCAGATATAGTTAAACTAACACCTAATGCAGTTGAACGCATGAATGAAATGCTTCAAGAACATGCGAAGCCTGTCGTAAGGTTAAGTTTAAAAGGCGGTGGTTGTGCTGGTTTTAAATACGATTGGTCCTTAGATGAAAGCAAAGAATTCGATGATGAAGTTATCAAACTTGATAAAGGTGAATTCGCTGTAGATTCGGCCAGTGTTATGTATTTGTTAGGAAGTACAATAGATTACAAAAAAGAAGTGTTTGGATCATACTTTACAATAGAAAACCCTGCTTCAACATCAAGTTGTGGTTGTGGTGAGTCAATAGGATTTTAGGGGTTATATATGCCAAAAAAAGTAATTAATATAGGTGTTGAAGGTAATGACGCAACCGGCGATAGTATCAGAGATGCGTTTAGTAAAAGTAATGACAACTTTTCCGAACTGTATGCAGTGTTTGGACAAGGTGGTACTATTAGATTTACTGCACTTTCAGACACGCCAAACGAATTAGGCGCTAATAAGATTCCAGTTTCAAACGATAGTGGTTCATCACTATTAATGAAAGATGTTGTAGGTGGTCCAGGTATCCTTGTTGATAACACAGATCCAACACAACTTGTTATTACGAACAGTGGTGGAAAAATTAGTTCAGACCTACAACCACAACTTGGTGGTATGCTGGATGGCACCGGTAATTATACACTTGGTAACATTGCGCCTATTAATGATGCATCAGCAACAGAATTTAACACAACTCACAGCACACAGATTCAAGTACATGACTTGGTTACAGATAAAAAATACAATGATGTAAGTTATCAAAAAAGATTTACTGCAAATAGAATGCGTAGTGAGCCAGTAGATGGATCTGAATACACTTTAACTATTGGCAGTTTTATCAACAATAATCTAATTGTTGCTGGACACGGCTTTGATCATAATGTAAATGGTACACCATTTAAATATCAAGTGTCAGGAGGAAGTGCGGCGCCAGAACTTACAAACAACACAGTTTATTATGTACGATTTGTAAATGCTAATCAATTAAGTATACACCCATCAGCGGCAGACGCTATTGCTAACACAAATAAAATTAGTGCTAACCAAGGTGCATCTGGTAATCCGGGTGGAACTCATGAATTAGTTGACGATGATTACAATTCTGCACTATACGGAACTTATCTAAGCACAGAAGCATTGCCGAGAAGTGCTACAGTACGTAGACAGGGCGATGACATGGAAGGTCCTTTGTATCTACATGATCATCCAGGAAACTTAGCAGGTAGTGGTACTCCAAATGACGTAGATGATTTACAGGCCGCTACAAAGTTTTATGTAGACAATTCAAGTTTTACTTCTATTGTTGATTTGTATGTAAGAACAAATGGCGATGATTCGCAAGAATTTTCACCAGTGGGTAAAGAAGGACGTTCACTACAGTTTGCTTACAAAACAATTGGTCAGGCCTGTGAAAAAGCAGAAGAATTAGTTCGAACTGCACCATTAGAGCCTGGAGCATATGTACAAACAGTAACCTACAATGAAGGTGCAACTGATTCGGATATTATTTCTTTGAATATTACATCACCGCACACAGATGGTGTGCCGGCGGCAGTTCTTTTAAGAAAAAACAAAGAACTGATTAAAAAAGAAGTAGTAGCGTATATTAAAGCAATCTATACAACTTTCCAATTTGACGAAGATGATTATGAAAATGATATGGAAAGAATTGTTGAAGGTCTTGCTATTGATATTGAAAACGGATTAAATGCAAACTTCCAAGCAATTGAAAATGGTAAAAGATATTATGCTTCTGTAAAAGGCCAAATTAAAAGAAGAACACAAATTACAGAATTATTAGCAGGTATTAATTATGGTAAAACAATTATTAATATCATTTTACAAAATGGTACCCTTGCACCTATAAGAAACACAGATGGTATTACACAGGTTATTGATACTGATCAAACAGTTACATCTACTGTAAGAAATGCAGTTCTTTCTAAAATTGATATTTCAACTAACATCATTGAAAACGGTTTAAGAACACTCGACACTACAACCTTAATTGAAGGCTCTACCATCTCTCTTGTTGTGCAAAATGGCGGTCAAGGTTATGTAGACCAAGGTGCTCCAAACAATGTAGATATTTTACCAGGTAAAATACTAAGAGGTAAGACGTCTGGAGCAATGGGTAGAATTGTAAGATATACCAGAGGAGCAAACGACGATACTCTAAGAGTATTTTTAGTTGAACCTAAACAGTTTGTACCAGGTGAAAAATTTGAGTATGGTAACTTTACAAATACAACACAAATTTGTATTCATGTTGAATCAGGAATTTACTACGAAGACTATCCAATTAAACTTCCTGCTAACTGTTCTATTAAAGGTACAGACTTTAGACGTTGTCAAATTCGTCCAGCAAAGAGAGCATCACAATCTAAATGGATTAACACATACTTCTATAGAGATGCAAACTTCGATGGCTTAGAATTATTACCAACAAACAATCTCAATGCTGAAGCAATCCTTAAGGCTAATAAAGAATTTATCAAAGATGAAACTATTGCTTATATTACTGCTCAAGTAGCAGGTGCAACTCCTGGAAGTATTTGGGACGGGTTTACATACAACGCGGCAAAATGTGAAAGAGACACAGGAATTATTCTTGATGGTATTGCACACGATTTAAAATACAACGGTAATGCAAAGACTTATGAAAATGCCGCAAAATACTATATAGGAACACAGAGTTTAATCAATGGTCAGGAACAGCAAACAGCGGCCGCATTAAACTTTACAAGAGATCTTGTAGTAAACACAATTTTAC